AAGATACGTTTTTAGTTGACTTAATTGCAACTTTTTCTTTACCTTGTTTAGGTTCAACAGGTTTTTCTTTTTTAGGTCTTGCTTGTTTTCCAACACCAATGGCACCAGATGAAATTGAAGAAAGCCCTTGAACAAGTTTTTCAACTGCTTCTTTTTTATCTTCTGGAACCAATGCTTCGCCTGGGGCTAACAATGCTGGTTCTGGTTTGATTTCTTCTACAACATCTTCAACAATTGCGTCTTCAATAACATTTTCTTCAATTGTTTCTGGTGTTTGTAAATCTAAATCGTTGTCTAATTCTGACATATATTCCTCCTTGTATTATTATATCATTTAATTAAATATTAAAGGGAGTAAGAAATTAATCCTACTCCCCTTAAAATTGTTTTACAGATTAGGCATCTGCTGCTGCGTCTGCAAAAGCGACTGCATCTAGTTCTTCCCATGCAATACCAAAACGAACAAAAACTGTATATTCTACAGTATCTTTCTTCGGTTTGTATTCACGGTTAACTGTGATGTCGCGTTGGAAACCCCATACACGGTTTGCTGGAAATGTAAGATCTACATAACCTGCAGGGTAGTAAGGAACTTCTTGCACGTCAATTCCTAGAACACGTGTTGTACGTGCTCCACCGAATGTTTGTGCTTGGCCATCGAGATAACCTTGACGGTTTCTCTCTGTGCTTCCTGGACGGTAAGCAAATGCTTCTGCTACTGCGTCAGCAAGTGTTCCGTTGTTTTTAACAATACCTTGGAATACGTCTGTACCTGCGTAGAACTTAAGATTGCTCTTAAGTGCACGGTACTTACGTGGCAACGCTAGTATTACGTTTTGTAATACATCTGTTGTCCATCGGTTGCTTGCTACTGTAACAACTGACTCATGTGATGCTGCTCCGTTAGCCTTTGCTTGGTTAATGAAACCGTTCATGATGCTAGTGAAAGCACCACCTGTACCTGTTCCGTTAATTGCAAGGTCTTCGATATCGTTACCGAATGCGTTGGTCATCAATCTTACGATATGATCTTCCAATGCTGCACCTTCAATATTGTCTTCTAATGCTTCTGATGATACTTCCCAGTCTAAGCGAATTTTCTTTGTAGTCAATTCAACTTTTGAGAATGTTGCACCAGTGTTTGTGTATTCGCCTAAGCCTTGTGCGGCTGCACGAATTACACGTTCTCCAACGTTAACTTTTTCAAGTTCCATTGTGTTTGCTCTCATGGTCACTCTGCGACCGTCTTGAGCCAATACAGTTGCGTCCCACACATAGTCTATAAAACGACGTGCTTGTTCAGGGCGTAAGATACCGCTTCCAGTATCACCTGAAGGATTTACTGCGTTTGGACCATTTGTAACACCAAATGATGCTTCAGCGATGTTACCTAAAACACCACCATTTGCATAGTTGCCTGCTACGTTTTCACCAGCCTCAGAACCAGATGCAAATGCACCTTGTGCTTGGGCTGTTCCAGGTGCTGTTCCACCTAGATCGCCTGATGTTCCTGGCTGATTTTTAATTATTTCTTCCGACATATATTTCACCTCCACGTGATTTTTATCTGAATAGATCGGCTGTTTTGAGGAAACGTCCGCCCCATAGGGATTTTTCAACCATTACTGGTTGTAACTGTACGACCTCGCCGAGATCGCCAGACTTTCGGAAAGCGGTATCAGATTCTACTGATTCCATTCTCTTTCCAAACTCGTTAACTGCACCGTTTGTTTCAACTAGTGCATCTTGTGTTTTTGCAACTTGTGACTTTGTGTCAGCAATTTGCTTGTTTAAATCTGCAACTTCTGTCTGTAAAGACTTTACTGTTGCAAGTAGATCGCTAAAGGCTGATGTAAGAGTATTCTTAACTTCTGTTACTGCCTCAACAATAACATCGTCTGCTTTAGATACTTCTGTAGCAACTTCTTCAGTAACTTCTGCTACTGCTTCAACTGTGTCTGCTTTTTCTGCATCCACAACTGCTTCTGCGGCTGGTGCATCTTCTGCAACAACTTCTGCAGCAGGAGCATCAACTACGGCATCTGCCTCTGGAGCAACCTCAACATTTTCAACTGCAATATCAGATTTTTCAACAATCTCTGCTACTACTTCTGTTGTTTCTGTCATAGGACTTACCTCCTTGGTAATCTTAGAAGTGGTAATGCCTTTAGCACTATCGACTAAGAACTTTATCATATTGATTTTTTCATTATCCGTTTTTTCAACGAATCCTATATTTTTCATTTCATTACCAGTTGTTGGACTGATTTCTTTTTCATTTTCTGAAACCATAACAATTCCAGTTTCTGAATCCCAAAAAACATTTTCTAAGGTTGTATTATCACCCTTAATTACTGCAACTCCGTCTACTTTTTCAACAGACATAATGTTTGCAAATTCATTTGCTGGAGAGTCTACAAGACTTAATTCAACAAGATCATAATCTTTAATAATTCTAATTTGAGAATCTAACTTCTCATCAAAAGCGTCGTCCCATTTGTTCATTCTTCCACCAATAGAAAAACCTGTTAGTGTGCCATCCAAAACCTTTTCCCATGTGCTTTGGGCACCTTTAGAAACATAGGCGGAAACGAAAACACCGTTATAAAATTTCTTTGACTCTGAATCAAAATACTTGTCTTGTTTAAATGAAACCATTTTGCCTACTGCTAATGGTTGGTGCATTTCTCTTATGTTACCTCGAAAGTTTTCAAATGCTTTCATGCTGGCCTCTGTGGTTACAATATCCATTTGGCGATCTAAGTTATCTAATGAAGCAAAACCTGAAACAACACGACGTTCTTTATCTACCTTACTAAAAGGCATAGATAGGCGAACATTCTCGCCTTCAGTATTCCATTGGGCTTTTAATATAGACATCGTACTATACATTATAGAGCCCTTTTATACACAAGTTATAAACATGTTATAAACAGTGTAACTAGGTTGAAGATCTACCCTCGCCCTTTGGATTTCTACCACTTACAGTTGCAGATCCATCGGACTGATTGTTAAGTCTTTCGCCATCTCTTGCACGGTTGGCATCATTATTCATAGTCTCTGGTTTGGCTACAAATGGTTCGTCTCCACCGTCTCTTTGTGGAAGACCCAGTGCTACTCTTGCCTCATTAGGCATCATAATCTGTGTTTTTACATATCTTTCAAGAATTTGTGATTGTGCTATTTCATCTGTCAAAGTAAGTTCATTAAACTTAAACTCTAGTATGTCTTGTTTCTCGCGTATGATCTTATTAATTTGTTTTTCTAGTTGAGCCTGTGCTGGTCTGGCTACCTGCTCTTTAAATGTTCTATCTTGAGCCAATGCTGCTGCAATTGCCCCTGAGTCTGATCCACCTAGTTTTGAAAGCGGTACTTGATGTGCTACCAAGATGTCATCACGGTTTTGTTTTCTATATTCCTTAAATGATCCCTCTTGTACTCCAGATTCAATAGGTTCCATCTTGAACTCTACCTTGTTATTTTCTGTATCTCCAGGAAGAGGTATATACAGAGTTCTATGGTTTTGACCTTTTAATCCAGTTTGTAAAAATCTAAACATCTTATCTTCTGCATCTGCAGATAGTTTGGCACCCTTCATAGTTACTACGTATCTTGGAACTGCCTTGTTACCAAAGTAGTCAATGTTATATTGTGAAGCCAGTTGATCACCGTGTAGAGATGATATTGCTGAAATAATGTCTGGAACACCATAGAATGTGTTTAATGGTGAGTATTGTTTAAAATGAATAATTTCGTTTGGTCTACGATCTTCAGTTACTGGGTTTGAATTTGTAGCACCAAAGTTTCTAAAGTAAACTACCTTGTTTGCAATAACCTGTACGTATCCATCTCTTAGTCTGCGACAACGCATTGTGGTTGCTGGAATATGACCAACGTATCCAATTTCACCACGAGTGGTTCTACCAATTTCCATGTATCCATTACCAATTGCTTGAACATCTGTGTATATCTTTTCCATTGTTGTGGTAAAAGAGTCATCTCCGTTTAAACTTTCTAGCCAATCACGTAACTCTACCTTTGCTCTTTCAATTCTGTTTCTTGCACGACTTACTGATTCGTCATTTGAGGAATTCTCTAATTTAAGCATTGTTCTTTTTGATATATCAAAATCATATCCCAAACCTACAATATTTTCAACCTTAGCATCAATGGCAGCGTGGTTTGCAAAGGATGTGTCATAGTAGTTGGCAAGTTCATAAACATTCCATGGTGGAGTAATTACGTCAAATAGTCCATAACCATTTCTAAATACGTTACCAGGATTTATCTGATTAGAGCGAGCACCATCAAGACCTTGCGGAACTGCAATTGATCTGTCAATATAAGATTGTTGGGTTGTATCTACTAGAGCCTTGGACATTCTTGCTGCACGACGCTTAAAGTTATTATCTAAACCAGAATAGTTTTTTAATTCTTCCCAGTTTTTACTAAATGGATCTGAACTAGCAAATGCATTTACTGCTTGTTCGTTTTCGTCTATCCTAGCACCAATAACATAGTTAAATTCTTCACTCATTATTCTTCATCGCCATATTTTGCAATTGTTGCTTTGGCTGCTGCTACTGCACCAAGATCGTTAAGGTTAGGGATTAGTCCTGCTTTCATTCTATCTACTTGTTCGGAATACTCTTCGTCTGATACTCTTCCCATACCTGGAAAAAATACAGCCTCGCCATCTGGTTCTCCGTAATATGCTGCTGTCTTCTTTATTTCGGCTAATGCAGCAATATCGTGTTTCATGGCTGGTATATTTAAAATATTACCACTTCCGTCAGTAAACCATTTACCATTGGCTCTTTTCCAAACATAAACACCCCAATCATAGTTTTTATCAAGAAATGTTATTTTAGAGTCGCCAACTTGGCCTTTCATGCGAGGTTTGCTTTTTTTATTTGGATTTTGATTATTCATAACCATTAGTATACCATATTATGTTGGATTGAGGACATACTGTTGCCATGAGGAACCAATATGAATAGGATTATCGTAACTTTGTGTCAACAACTGTCTTTCTCCATCATTTCCAACAATAATTTTGTTAGTTCCCATGTATGTTCTGTAAATATTTGAAGAAGTATCTCCAAAATCTGAAGAAGATGTCTTAATTAATACACCAAACCACAAATATCCTTGATTCCAAAAATCCCAGTCAAAATCAAATGGGTCTTCTGCTCCAAGCACATACTGTTGTTTTACCTCATCCCAAATCCTAGTAATAGACGATTGTTTTTGTTGCAAACCAGTTAACTTATAATACGATATGTGATTATAGATTAATGGACCGTTTAAGTTTATAGATCCAGTAAATGAGTTAAATGTTAAGGCGGTTGCAAAAGATATGCTTAAAAAATACCAGTTCTTATTATCAATTACTGGATTAGCAACTAACAGTCCATTTAAATAGTATGAAATGCCATTTTGTAATTGACCAGTTTTTGAATCTACCGCGTATATTTTTGCTCTTTGTCCAGAATCACCATTTGCCACAATGTAAAAATTAACAGAAGAGTTTGATGTATTTACTTGAAATATTTGAACTGGCGTATATGTAAAGTTACTGGTATCATTTTTAATTGCAAGTTGAAGGGTAGACACAGAAAATAAAGAGTCTTTGTTTTCATTTATTGGCATACTGATGCCTCTGTTTTGATAAGAGTTAAAATCACCTTTTAGTTTGATTCCAGAGTACCTAGTTAAATGTAAATACGGATTAGATTTTTTATAAATACTAATTGGATTTTTGCCTCTATAATCGTTATATATTCCATTTTTAATATATGGGTATAACTTAGTGCCAGATTTGGTATTAATGGGTGTAGAAGCATCTTCGTCTAAAGACCTAGATGATAGTTCTAGATTCTTAATCTTTATCTTTCTATTAATGGTTGATTTTACAGAAAAATCTAAATGAATTGATATTGCTAGATCTTCAAAATTTATTGAAGATGGTGGGTAAATAATGGTGTCGTTTTCTACTAAAAATATTGTGTTTTGCCAATCTGGATAGTTATCAAGATTTAAAATACCACTCTTTAGTGCTGGTGCAATAGTAGTAAAAGACTCAAACTTTTTATTTAATCCAGTAGTTGTAAACTGAAAAGACACATAGGACTTTACTAAAGAATTTATAGAGTCATATTCGTAACTTAAATCTGATCTGTTGTATTGTAAATCATCATAATTATTATATCCTGTAAAAAGAGAATTATCTAAAACTTCATATGTTTGCTGTATAGGAAGTGCAAATTTTTCATCTAACTGACCGTATGTCCATCCACCAGAGTCTTCTACTACTTTAAAAATAGAAGGTGAAGGAAAATTGATGTTATATTGAATATAATCTAAACCATACTCTTTTTTACCAGATGAGTTTGTTATATACTTTGCAAAATACTTTAATGGCACATAGTCTTCCCAGTATCCAGAAACACCTATATCCAAATAATACTTGCCATACTTAACCGATGGCATTAATGTATAACTTGCTAAATCGTGAAACATATGAGCATTAATGTTGCCATTATCTTCAAGTATTCCATTATTCTCAAAATGCATAGAAAATAACTTGTGATTATTTTTTGTTGAAAATCCAAATCTATACATTTTTCCATTAAAACACGAATTATTGTTGTCATTATTTAAAAGTATTAACTTTAAAGCATTCTTATTACCAAAGAAAGTGGCAATATCTTTTCCAAAGTGTGATATTATTTTTTCTAGGTCAACACCAATTTCTAAGTATTGATCTACTACATATTGAGATTGATGTAAAGTTGTTTCCGTTCCAGACACATTAATTTTATAAAATATATCTCCAGTATCTGTTGTATATATTTTAAAAAAATCTGAGTTATTTTTATTCTTAATCATAACAAGTGTTGAGTTTAACAAAGAGTTTGCTTTAAATATTCCATGAAAAGATTTAATGTCATCGTTTAAAATATTAAGATCTTCAAATACAAAGGAAAAGTCTTGAGATGCAAAAGTTACAAATGGATAGTCTTCATCTTGTATAGCATACATTTCGTCATACCAATCATTAATGTTTGTAACATTTATATTAGGCAAACTATAATCTGGATTGCTCAAATAACTACTTGTTACACTTAAATTATCTAATTTGCCCTGTTGCCATTTTCCAATATTTGGATATTCGTAGTTTGTTCCATAATTAGAAAATGAGTAATCTATAAATGCTGACTTGCCGCTGTATGCAGAATCTATTGATTCAAAAGATTTAACTGCCTGTCCATATACCCATCTCTTTTTTGCAACTATTTCTGGAACAACGTATGGATATATTGCAAAACAATCTAGTTCAAATGGATATACGTCAGTATAACAATAAAAACCTAGCCAGTCTTGATCTTTATCAGATTCATCTAATTTAGGCAATAATAAAATTGTTGAATTATCTATGTCAATATCAAGAACTTTTTCTCCATTTAAAAATAAAAACACTTTATTTTCAGAATAAACTATCTGAATTAGCATTGGTCTTGACCATTCACCTACATATGTAGATTTAAAAATATCTCCAATAACCATTGTTAAAAAACAGTCATCAGCGTATAAGCCATCATTAGAGTTAACTGGTCCAAATATTCTTTTGCTTTCTAATGTGTCAACACCAAACCTTAACCACATTTCTACAGTGTATGTGTTGTATCTTCCAGACTCATTTAAAAATCCAAAACCTGGAAATATAATGGACGGTTTTGGTGTTTGATCTTCATTTATATTAGGAAATAACTTAGTAACATTTGATGCACCATACACAAGTGGTACTCCAAAATTTTGTGCACATATTTTGTTATTATTTATTAAATAGTATCCATAATTTATATCAGATCCATATGATTTTGCAATAATTCCCTCTGATGACTCTATTGATATTCCAGCAGGAATAGAAATTTTTTCAGAACCCATAGAATAGTTATTAAATTCCTCAGACCATTGACCTAAAGATAGTCCATTAAGCAAAAACTCATATTCTTCACTTCCAGATAAACTAGGAGAATACCCTATTTTAATAACTATTTGCATTGTTGTGTTTTGATCAATGTGCTTAAATGTTTCTGATAACAAAAACCATTTGCCACTTACTGATATTGGTACATTCTTTAAAACTTCAACTGACTCGCTAGTATTTACATCTGTATATTTAAATCCTATTGCCACAGAACTTAAATGCAAACTGTTTGAATAAAAATAACAAGATAAAGCAAATGTGTCTAAATCTGTATCAAAATCTAAAAAGTTTATTATATTATTGCTAGTTAGTGTGGCAACTTTGCTTACTGTAGTTGATGGTACTCCAACTACCTTATACAGGGATTCATTTATAAATGGCTGAGTGCTTAAACTTGATTCTTCTGAAATTGTTCCATCAGTTATATCCCAAAGACTAATATCTTTATCTGTATCATCTAATAGCATTACATAGTCTGATTTATCGTCTAATGCCCACAGTGCTACTGGATGCTCTGAAAAAATTTTTTCTGCATAAAGATTTGATGGGTTAGACATAGGTTCTCCTAGTCTATTTTATCACACAATACGTGTAAACCAACGAGGTAGTGTAAACCTTATTCCTTTAGTTATTGGCTTAACTCCATGAACAAAGTTTGGATTATCTGGAAAACACAAAAGATCTCCAGGCTCTGGCTTAAAGGACATTTCATATTTTGGAAAATATATGTCCCCTCCATCATAATCATTATTTAGGTAAACCAACGTTGCTATGTCATTTGGCCTTGATGAATCAAAGTGTTCGTGCATACCTTTTCCTTCAATAAATTTTGCAATATGTGTTTTTTCGTCAATAAAGTCTTCAAACTTAAAGGTATAATTTTTTAATACAAATTCATAAACCTTGTGTGCAACATCTTGAATTTTGTTAAGAATTTCAGGATCTAGTCCCTGTATTTCATGGTATGTATGAACAGTAAATTCTTGTTCTCCATTTCCATAATTTGAAAATAGATCAGTGTATTTTTTTGCATACTCTGTCACTAGTGCTGTTTCTTCAAGATTCATAAAACCTCTAACATATTTAATTTGAGATTTAAAGTCTTCCATATCTAACCTATCTTTATTTCACATACATCAGTAGTGCAGTATGCCTCACCTTGTGCTTCTAGATTCTCTACTCCATCATAGATAGCATCCCAGTTAATTTTAGCAATCTGTCCTACATAACTATTATACTCTTTCTCTGTAATTTCTGTATATGGTTGTTGTGGATATACCGTGTTTCCCATGGGCAAAAACGATACAGCCTTCAATTGTCCTTCATACATGTGCAATGCTGGAGCAACGTGTTTAGATTCTGTTTCCTTATCAAATGAAAGTGTTACAGATACGCCATTGTCAGACCAATATTTTTGAGCAGTTGCAGCAAGAGCAATTTTTTCAAAAAGGCTGACATCTTTTTCTGCTCTTTCGTGTTCAGAAGCAATAGGAAAATATACAACCTTTGTATTAGCGGATACAACATCGTCTTCTATTTTATATCCAGCAGCCTTAAACAAATGAATCATTGGATCAGAATCGCCAAACCTAATTGCTCTCATAAAGAATTTTCCACCTGGACCCCAGTGAACTCCTGGTGTTGCACCAGAAAGAATGCTTACGCTACCTGATGGTTTTACGGTTGTAACCCTTATTGATTCACGAACACAAAGCCATTCTGAATATTGATGATCATATTTTTTAATATTTAAATATCCTTCATCCATCCATTCACGTACTATTGGCAAACCATGTTTGTCTGAAAAAGAAGCAATGCCTGTAAGAGATGTTCCAATTCTTCTATTTCTTTGCATAATTCCATTTGTTTGTTGCCAATGTGTTGGAACAAGTGTTACAGTTTTTCCATAAAGGTATGCAAACTTTAGCGTTCTTAAAAAGTCTTCTTTATTCTCATGTCTATTTAAATGAACCTCAACTAAAGTACATAATTCATATGACTCTAATGGTTGTTCTGCACATGGATTGAATCCCATTACACGGTAATCTTTTCCATCTGCTGGATCTTTTAATCTACCGTAATTTCTAGCAACATCTAACCATATAAAACCTGGCTCTCCGTTATTAACAATTAAATCTACATAGTCTTCATACTTAGTTCCAACTGTTGCTGAAATAGAGTTATTAGACATCCATGCCCAACCTGGGTTGTCTGAATCAAAAGAGTTTCTTTCTGGAAAAACCTCTGGATTTTTTAAATTAATAAAATCTTTATCTCCAGCAGAACCTAGTGCCAATGTTGCTGATCTACGAACATTTCCTGCAACCACACATGTTCCAATTAGGTTAACAATGTCCACTATTGCTCTAGCATCAAGTTTTTCACCAATTCTTCCACCAATTACCTTGTTGATTTGATTATGTAATTTAATTAATGGTTCTGGTCCTGACGCTACCCCGCCAAATCCTTTAATTGGAGAACCAAAAGGTCTTATTAATTCATAATTAAACTTTTGTTTTGCTTGACCTGTTCTTAGGTATGAGTTTAATAATAATCTAACAGATTCTACCCAACCTTCTCTAGTATCTGGAATTTCATAAATTGAATCAACTTCTGATGGTGCATATATTGAAAATTCTTTATCTTGTCCAACTGTATCAAATCCAACTCCAATGCCAAGCATGAGAGCGTCCATAACCCACGCAAACAGGGCTCCTGGGTCGTTTCTATCAAGATCCTTAGTGGATACCATGGCACAGTTTTGAAGGGCTGCAGAGTTCCTTTTTTCCATTGTCATGGGTGTTCCAAAAGCCCACATACCACGACCTGGCGGTGTCCATTTAAGATTAAACATACGATCAAATGCTTCTTGAGCAGACTTCTGAGCCTTGTAGTCATTCCAAGGAAGTCTATTTTCTTTTGCATGATTCTTTTGTACTGAGTACATGCCTTCAATTACACGCTTACAAACTTCGTGCCATCTTTCTTTAGTTCCATCTTCTTTGACGCGAGAATAAGTTCTTATAAAAGTAATTTCACCTAATGAGTTGTTTCCAGCATCGTTAAATCCAAATGGACTATCCATGCTTGTGTATTTTGTTACAAAATCCTCTGGAAGTTTAAAACTAAAAAAGTCTGACATTGATTTCTCCTAATTAAATGAAATTGAATAAGTACTAAGTATAGCAGAGTTTATTAAAAGTAAAAACACTACTTATGTTTTATTTGTGCGTTAGTGAAAAGACATTGCTGTATGTTGTTTTGGACTGCAACGTTCACACAATGTGTATGTGTTTTTAGTATAAGGACACGTAGTTGAACTTATTTTATGTCCAATAACAAAACAAATTAACTTACTCATGCTAGTGGAACCCAGTGCTGAAGTTCGTCACCACTCATATACATTAGTGGAGAAACATCATAGGCAAGTGTAATTCTTGGTTTATCAAAAGGCCAAGCACCTATTCCATGCGGATGTCCAGTTTCTGATAATATAACCCTATTGTTTTTATTTATATTTTCAATTGGAGTTGCTTTATGTCCACCAATTTTATAATATGTAACAGATGGCTCTGCATCTATACAGTAATATCCATGAAAATTTGGAATACCTCTTCCGCCTAAATGATCGTGATAATGGTTATCTTCTTCAAGTGGTGGATTAACCATTGCGTCTGTATTAAACCAACCTTGCACCATGTAGTGCTGTTTCTTAAAGTCAATATCGTAGTATTCACATGCTTCAATTGTCAGATCTCTAATTGCAGAAAAAATATTATGTATTGCTGGATTGTAACATTGAAAAACATTAAACTTAGTTCCTAAATGATGAACACCCTTTGTTGAGTCTGCATACTCTTTTGTTACTTTTGGATATATTCCAGCAAACAAGTCTTTTTCAACTTTTAATAAATACCTAGATAGTCCAGTTAAATCATTTTGAATATACTTTTCAAAAAATTTATGTTTTGGTTTTTCATTTATCATACTAACGGAATCCAATGCTGTTCATGTTCTTTGCCTACGTGTTTTAAATCATCCAAAGTCATGACATCATATGCAACGGTAATTCTTGGACCTTCCCAATCCCAGTCTCCTTGAGCGTGTGGATGGCCCATTTCTGAAAATATAGCACGGTTATCTATATTTTTATTTTCTATATCTTTACCAAAAACTCTATAATAAGTTGTAGATGGTTCTGCCTTTACGCAATAATATCCATGAAAGTTATCTGGAGCACCAGTGTGACCATGATCGTGCCAATTTAATTTACCTTTTGTTTTGTGGTTAATATTAAACCATCCTTGCAACATAAATTTCTTTTTTTCAAAATCTATTTCATAATACTCACAAGCCTCTTTTGCCATATCTTGAATATTTTTATATAGATTATATATGCCATCAATATGAAATTGAAATACATTATATTCTCTCCATTTAACGGTAGAGACACTTCCAGATTCTTGCCAAAAGTCTTTAGAGTTAACTGGTGTGATTCCATCTAATTCTACTTTTTCAATCATTTGATATCTGTCAATTAATTCGTTTGCTAAAATATCTAAATCATTATCTAATGTTCTTTCAAAAAATTTATGTGGTTTTAAAGATTCAGCAATACCACGTAATTCTGGTGGTGGACCTTGTTGCATTTTTACCCTATCTGTTATATAGAATATTATATCACACTAGATATTAATCTATTGGATATAGATGATAAACAAGCACTCCGCTTGCATTTATAAGACCAAAAACTTCTCTACCAAACTCGTAGACATTTCTTTTTTCTTTAACAGAATCTACTTTATTTACTATTTCATGAACTTCTTGATTATCAATAAATTTAACTAACTTGTCTCCAAGAGCCACGCTATCTGTCTTTATCATTAGATATTCTGTATCTCTTAAAATTAACACTTCTTCTGTATTACTTACTCTATTATGAATATCTTCATTAAATATTGTAGTATTTTCTACTTCGTGCATTTTTGTGTATGTTACTTTTGAGTTTATATTTTTAATATTTGTAAGTGATTTAGATTTCCACAATCCTATAGTATCTATATTGGCAATAGGCATTTCATCAAATACTGAAAGAACAAGTGTATCTTGATCTGTTACATCTTTTGCTTTTTTATATCCAGCATCTGTTAGTATAAGTGAGTGTTCGTCAAAACAGATTGGTGAAAAACCAAATACTCTAAATGGTGAAAAACCAAATACTCTAAATGGTGAAAAACCAAACACAGAAAATGGAGAAAAACCAAATACTGCAAATGGAGAAAATCCAAATACTTGAAATGGTGAGAAACCAAAAACTCCAAACGGTACAAAAGAAAACGTAGTTGTTATTTCATTTGATAGTGCAGAATATTGTGAGTTTCCGTTAGCATTAGTTGCTAGAACCTTGTACCGTTGTAATGTTCCTGCTTCTTGTACTACGGTTACGCTTGCTGTTGTTGCAGTGTCTCCTTCTTTAATAGGGTCTTCATTTGATTGCCAATGATAATTTGTGATTGCAGAGCCACCGTTTGCTGGTGCACTCCATGAAACTTCGTCTGCATCAGCATTTGGTGATGCTGCAGTTGGTGCTGATGGTGTTGCTGGAACTGTTGTTGCAGTAATTGAGTTAGATGCTGATGATTCACCTGATGTTCCGTAAGTATTTGTTGCAGTTACTTTAAAAGTATACGCTGTATCTGATTGTAATCCTGTTACTGTAATTGGAGATGATGCTCCAGTGCCTGTAAAACTACCTGGGGTTGATGTAACTGTAAAGGAGTCTGCTGCATAGGTAGGGTCTGCTGTAAATGTTACTGTGGCTGCACCATTATTATAGGCCCGACTTATACCAACATCTGTTGCTGTACCAATAGTTGGTGTCTTTGGCATTAAAAAGTCATTAGAACCTTGAGACTTCTTACCTACTTTTTTACCTATTGCCATGTTATCTCCTTAGTCTTATTATATCAAACTGTTATGCAGTTAAATCGCCGTATACAACCCAGGTGTTAGTTGCTCTCTTGAACAGAGTGCAAGATGACCACCGTGTACGTAATTTGAGACCTGGTGTAGCATTTACTGTTACTCCTGCGTCTCCTGCGATTGTTACTTGACCAGTATTTGTTTGAAGAATATCAATAGATGTTCCAACTGGAAACGCTACTGCTGAGTTAAGAGGAATAGTCAGCGTTGTTGCACTAACGCTATCCATTTCTATTAAATCATCTCTTTCACTTAATGCTGACAGAGTATAACTTGCTGTTTTTTGAATAATTGTTGTTAAAGATGGAACACCTTGCATTGATTGGGTTCCGTCAGAAAATGTGATGCTTGTTGCATTTGCTGCACCTAGTGTTGGTGCTATAAGTGTTGCACCGTTAGCAAATACTAAAGAT